AATCTTATCTTACTTCCGTTAAATAATGTAATTTGTAGTTCACTTTCATTTATAACTGTTTGTGGTATCTCTCTTGCAAACTTTTTTAATATATCCCATGCAATAGCTTTTGATTGTTTATATGTAGGACTTATATATCAATAAAAACCCTTAGACTGAAGGGCTTTATATAATACATAACTAATAGAGACTGTGGTTTTTCAGGCTCTACGGTGAACTACTAGTACATTAAATCTTTTTGCTTTTTTAAAAAACTCTTTTTGCCAATTTCTTAAAAATGATAAATCTACGTTTATATTCATTAATCAACATTAAAAGAAATATATAAATCTCATTCTATTTTTTGGTCTACTTCTTGTCTTAAACTAAATTCATCTCTACTCTTTCTTTCAAGCCATTCTTTACTTGCTTGGTAATTAGCTGATTGTATTTGTTTAATCCAATTAACTTTGGCTTGTATATTAGGTTTTCTTTTAAGTGTTTCTTTTCTCTGTCAAAATGCTGGGTTTTTTTCAATATATCTATATAAAGTCTTTGGTGATATATCTGCATATAAACAACATTCTTCATCTGTAAGACTGTTCATAAATCCTGCTTCTAATTTAGTCAGAACTTCAGGCGTTATTTTTTCTGGTCTTCATACTGACATATTAATCTAAAATTAATGATAAATCTATTTCTCTATTTAAACATTTTATTTCTTTTTTTCAATCTGTATAGTCTTTATATCTTTTTAGTATTACTTGTATGTATTTTTCATCTAGTTCCATTGTAAAAGCTTTTATATTATTTTTTTCAGCTCATATCATACTACTACCGCTTCCTCAAAATAAGTCTAATATACTTTTGGGCTTATGATTTAATATAGCTCTGTCTATTAGTTCAATAGGCTTTTGTGTAAGATGTAAGTTATTTTTTGCTTCTCTTTTTATATCCCATACAGTCACTTCATTATTTGGTCAAGCCCATCTAGGAGCTTTTTTGTTCTTAAAAGCATATATACAAGGTTCATGTTTACTTTTATATTGTGCTCATATTGCTCAGAATTGCGCTAGGTTCTTATTCCATATAATCCAATTTCTTACAGTGTATCAAGCATTATTTAATCCATTCATTACATCCATACTAAATCTATCAGCAAACCATAAATATAATGGTGCTTTTTCATCAGAAAACATAAAAGCATTTATAACTGGTTGTGCATACATATCTAACTTATCATCATTTTGTAATTTATCTCTTCTTTTATCTGTTGCATGTCATCAGTCATATTCTACTCAATAAGGAGGGTCTGTGAACACCATCTCTGCCTTTTCTCAATCCATTAACTTCTCTACATCATCTATACTTGTACTATCTCAACACATTAATCTATGTTCTCATAGTTGAAATATATCTCATTTCTCTACTATAATATTGTCTGATACTTCAGGTACCGTGTCTTCTATTGCTTCTTTATCAGGGTCAAGTGTTTCTATTTCAAAATCATATAATTCATTTAATTCAGGGTCTTCTAGTTCTTCTAACTCTAATCTAATGTTTTCTATATTATCTTCTGCTAGTTCTGCTATCTTATTGTCTAATAATCTATACTTTCTTATTTGTTTTTCTGATAACTTATCTTTTACTATAACATCTACATATTCATAGTCTAACATTTGTAAAACTTGTCTTCTACAATGTCACGCAACAATTACATCATGCTTATCTATAATAATAGGTACATCATATCAAACTTCTTCTATAATTTCTTTTAAAGTTTCTTTTTGTATTTCAGGATGTATCTTATTGTTTTTCTCGTAGTCTTTTAATTCGCTTAATAGTTTTTTTGTTAGTTCTATTTTAGCATATTTACCCATTATCTAAGTCGTTAAAGATAAACCATATAATTCATGCTGGTAGTATAGAGTATAGTCATGCATAAACTATTTGTCAAATAATAGCTTCTATTCAAGTATTTCCACTTGAGGTTATAAACATTATAGAAATTATAACGGTTAACAAGGTAAAGGTTTTTGTAAACATTATAGTAATCATTTATTTTTAAAATAATTATATTGCTTTGTGGTCATTTTTTCTGGTTTCACAAATCAATTGTTTTCTTCTTGTGGTTCGTATACGTTTTTTGTTGTAACTACTCTAGGTTTTTCTATTGTTTCTTTTTTAGGTTCTTCTTTTATAAGCTCTTGCTCTACACCTATTTTTCTATAAAGAGTTGCATCCTTCATAAAGTGTGAAGGTTTCTTTCCAAACATTTCTATATGTATTTTGACTGCTTCTGCTCTATTCATAATAAGTTATTAAATTATAAATTCTCTTCAATCCATTTAGCGATTTCTTTTTCTGAGAACTCTGATGCTGCTTCTTCAACAGCTTTATTCTTTTCTTCTAGCATATCTTTGTACTTTTCCTTGATAGGATTAGTAGCTTCTATTATTTCTTTTTGGTATTCTTCAAATTCTTTACTAAACTTTAATTCTATAGCTGACCCGTATGTTAAATCAAATTCAAACTGGTCTAACTCTAATTTATATTTCTTTCTCTTTATTCTAAACTCTATAGCTATATTACCAGTAGCACTATCTAGCTTTTGTTTTATATCTTTAGCGTTAGGGATTTCTTCTTGTATTATTTGTAATACTGTTCTTGCTTTTGTTTCTTCCATTATTTTATGTTAGGTGGTAAATCTAGTTTATGAAATTCTAGGTAGGCTTTTTCTAGCTCTACATTCAATTCTATTCAATATCAACGTTTTTGCAATACTTGTTCTAATTGTTTTGTAGCGTTTACGAATTGTTTGTTTTGTAATACCCTCTTGGTAAATTGCGGGAGTTCTTCTCTTGTTATATTATTCATTGTTGTGTAAATTACAAGTTAAACCCCGTTACTTATATTCGCCACAGGGATTATATGATATACCCAATTCAACTATATATGAAGTTGTATGAAAGCCAGAAACATGCGTTTACTGCAAAACTGGCCAATAGATATAGTCATAGGGCGAGAGTATTAATAATCTCAAAGTTCTACCTGCTCTGGTGTAGCTATATCATTTAAGTATGGTATGAATACTTCTGCTGCTAATACAAATATAGTAAATAATCATACCACTATATATATTACGAATAATGCTGCTTTCTCGTATCTTTTCATAATTTTATTCTTTTACATTGTAAGTATCAACAAATACATTTTTCTCATTTAACGTTCACGCATTCCATTATTTTTTTAAATGATATAATATATCTAATGTAAACTTATACTTATCTATTTCTTTTCAATTTGTAGCCTTTACGAGAATTAATTCTTTCATTATATCAATCTGTTTATCTATAAGATTATATATTTCTTGTTCTTTATTCATATTTAATTATTTATTCATAAACTCTAATTCACTTGTTTTGAACTCCCATACATCTCATTCATTTTCTGCAAAATCACATATTACATGGTCTATCTCTCATTTAATATAATGTATACTTAGTACTTCATATTCAAATCATGTTTTTTTATCTCTAGCTTTCATTTTATATAATATCATGATTATTTTTATGTTCCCAATAATTCACTTGTTTTACTAAATCAGCAAATCTACTAAATAATTCTTGATTAGGTGCTTTACATAAATTAGCTAATTGTAAATCTATTTTATCATATACTTCTATTTTAGTATCTGTTTCATATATTCTAATTCATTTCATTATTTAAAAGGATTAATACTAAAATCTATTTAATGTTTATTTTATATTTTTCCATATATTTTACTAATCACTTATTCAATAAATTAGATATACTGAATTTAGCTTTAGCATCAGGCTTTCTAATTTTTTGTATTCAATAAATAAAATTTCATAGTACCTTATCAAAATTTCAACTTCAAGGATTAAGACTTTCAATATGAGTAATCACTACATCTAGTCATAATGTTTTTCTATTCAATTCATAATAATATTGAATAAATATATTTTTTTCTTCATATTGTAGAATTTCTTCTCAAGCTATCATTGGCATTATTCAAGGTAACTTATCTCATTTTTTATATATTTTATATTCTCACATATTATTTAAAAGGGTTAAATATATATTGATGCCATTTTTTATTACTATTTATTTTATCCAATAATTGTCTGTGTGCTTTTATAATATCTTTACTCATATCTAACACTTCTAATTCTTCTTTCATCTCTCATTGAAAATCTCTTTTTAAAACTCTTTCAGATACATCATTATAATGTCAAAATTTCCAATCATTATTAAGGTCTGTGTAATTATATTTCCGTTCTCAGTCTTTATATATTCTATAATTTCAATCTTTTGAATCATAAGATACAACTATATAGCTTTCATTTTGATATATAACCCTATCTCAGAAGTGAAATTTTACATCTAAATTTTTGTATCACATATATTTTCTTAATCAGTATATATAAGAGAAGTATTTACAACTTCATCATTTAAGTTTTTTAAATTTCTTTTATATAGTCTACGCTTTTTCTTGTGTCATAGTTTTATTTCAAACTTTCTGAATGGCTTTGCTCATCTTCATCTTGGTTTGCATTGCTGACAATTACATCATATATATATTCTTTCTCTCATAGTTTTATATTGTTACACACTCCTATCCTTCCGCAGGAACATTTTTTCTCAGGATTATTTGGGCATTTCATTAAATAGTAATTTATAAAGGTAATCTACTGGGTCATCTAAATGATTTAATATATTTTCTCTAGCCCAAGTTTTCAAAATTGTATGATGTATATAAACTTGAACTTTAGTGATAAAATCCTGAGTAAATATTATTTCCCTTACATCTACATTTATAAAAGCTCAATCTATGTTTTTACATAATCAAAACTCATCATCAAAAATATATCATTGTTTTTTATATCCTATCTTTTTGCAAATTTCATATAGTTTTTTATATTCATTCATTTATTGTTTGGTTATTAACATAAATTGTTATCACAATAATCTATAACATGTGCATTTCTTTCTAATATATTTGCTATTCTATCTCAACATACTGAACGTACTTCTTCAATGTCTTTTAAATATCTATATTTTGGTGCAACGTTTTTTTGATCTACAATATCACAGCAATATCATTTTTTATATCTAGCAATAGGAAATATTTCTACAAGTTCTTGTTTCATTAAATATATCAATTATCTCTTAATATTTATTCTTGTTTTGCTACTTTATACTCTTTAATTTGTTTAACTACATCATCTGAACACTTAAAAAATGTTGATACTCTTTCATCTGTAATTAATACTTCTTTTTGCTCAGGAAGTATTTTAACCTCATTTCTGTCAGCTAATCAATAAGAAGCTAATCATGACATTCAAATACTTTCCTTACACCACCATCTCCAAAGCATTCTTGCTTCTTCTAAAATAATACTTCACTTATTTGCTTGTTTTAGTTTACCAAACCATACTCCTGCATCATATCATCTAACTAATACATATTCTCATATATATGGGTTTTTTACTTCTTCTTTTAAGTCTTCTCATAATAAATATTTTTCTAATATTTTTTCAATTAATTGTTCTTTCATAATAATGTTTTTATAAAATAAATTTATTTAATTACCTTGTATCAATATCAATTTCAATCTCAATATCAATATCAATATCAATCTCAATATCAATTTCAATATCAATTTCAATCTCAATATCAATTTCAATATCAATTTCAATCTCAATATCAATATCAATATCAATCTCAATATCAATTTCAATCTCAATATCAATCTCAATATCAATTTCAATATCAATTTCAATATCAATTTCAATCTCAATATCAATATCAATATCAATTATTAGTTGTAAAATCTTTTATCATATTTCTTTATTACTAAATATATCAATTATCTCTTAAATACTTAAGTCTTTCTTCAGGAGGAATATTCATATATTCATCCAATTCTCTCAAACTAAGAGATACCCGTGTCTTTTGTTTTATCTCATTTACAAATCTTTGAACAGGATACATATCATCTACTATTTCTGTTGTTCAATCTCTGAACTTATTCACTTCCACTTGGAAAGTAACATCTTTAATTTTCATATTTTTATGAATAAAATTCTAAACGGTCTTTTATTTCCTTTCTTATCTGCTCTATTAAAAATCTAATAGCTGGAGTTTGCTCTATTCATTCTAAATATTCCTCCATATCTTTGAGTTCCTTATTGGTCTTTAAAATGAGACTTTCTTCTTTTATTCTCATTTTTCTAATCTTAAAATTTTTTGAGCAGTTCTTACTTGTATTAGAAAGTCGTCATACCTTAATAAGTATTCCACTTTCTCTTTTGTTTCTAATTGAATGATTTCGGTAATACGGTTATCTTCTAGATCATAAAGCTTCTCATAATCTTTCTCGTATAAAGCCAACTCTATATCAATATATCCGTTTTCCATGATCTAATATTTACTTTATAAAATTATTTAAAAAATCTATTAATCATTTAACTTCATAATAACCCTTTCTTAAAAAAATATATCTTCATTTTACTATAATAGCATGTCTTACATTCTGTCTTGTATATCATACAAACTCTGCAAAAGAATTCATTGTTGATCTATAAAAGTATTCAATTGGTCTTGGAATATCATTTAACATTGTTCTTAAGTCTCTTGATATATAAAAACCTCTCTCAAGTTTTATATATCAATCACACTTCTTATATGAAAATATTTCTTTCATATCTATATCCTCGTTTATTTTTGCTCTATAATTCACGTTATGTTTTTTATAATTTAATACCTGTATTATATTCAATTTTATTTATTTGTAAAATGTTTATTACTAATAATCTATATAGTTTTCAATATCAATCTCATTTCAATCTTTTATAATATGTTCAAGTTTAACAAGTCAAATGTCTTGTTTAAGATTATTAATAGCCTCGTCAAATTTATTATGGTGATCAATTCAACAAACAAGACCTATGTTGTTTTCAAAGTATCTATATTCAGGGTATTTCCCTTTCGGAAGAATGTGTGGGAAAGAACTTGGAGTTACTTCATCCTTCTTAACTTCTATCTGACATATCTGACATATATTTTTGTTTTTATGCATTTTTTTTATATAAACCTTTATAAAATGCTGTAATTCAGATCATTTTTCTTTGATTCGTGTCTTTTTTTTGTCACTAACCTTATTTATTGGCTTCTTTTCTTTTTTAGTTATGAGCTTATTCTCATCAAATTTTTTTATATTACAGAAACACTTACTCTTTTCATCTATCTTGAGCATACCACATTTCTTACAATTTATCATAATATTTATTATTTTATGTTATATATCACATTGTATCACATAAATTAGCAAAGTCCTCATCTTCATTTGGTAAAGGTATATGTAAATTTCTATACTCTTTATACCATGCTATTATTTCATTTACCATTGCTGAAAATTCTGCAGTATCTAAGTTAGTTGTAGTTTCTAATTTAAAGTTATCTTTTATTTGTTTATGTATCTCTAATTTCTCAAAATTATGCTGCAATCAAATAAAGTCTGCTATATATTCAATTATAACTCCCCAGTAATAATCATTTTGAGCTTTTGATCTAGTAGTTTTAGCAGTTTTTACAGTAAGCTCTACTAATTTATCATCAGGGATCTCATCCCATCTCTCTTGTAATTGTTGTTTAGTTCCTATCATATTATCTTTTAGTTCTTTTAATAAGTTCTTTTTTTACTTTCTCATAAAGTTCTTCTAACATAGGTGTAGGTATTCATTTTAATACATCTTTATCTATTCATTCATATAAATTATCTATTGTCTTTTGTATTAAATCATCTCTTACTTTCATTAATTCTTCATTTATATCTATTGCTGTTATAAATTTCATAATATTATTTTATTGATAAATTTAATCTCTCTTCTAATTTAGCTCATGGTACAGTACCACCAGCTTCTATTATTTTTTTGATAGCTGTTTTATCTTCACTATATGTAATTTTTTCTTTTATAAACTTTTTAGGTATCAGGTCTTTATCTTCAATAATAGTAGCTTTAGATTTTCTATAAGATACAGTAAAGCTTCCATAATGTGTAGCTTTACCATTATAATCTTCTTTAAAATTGTAATCTACTATTTTTTCTACTCTTTGTATTCTTTTATTATTTCTATCTATTCTAGCTTGTAATCTACTTATCTCATTTTGTAATCATACATTATCAGCAAGTCTATTAGCTCTATCTTTTAAATACCATTCTAATAATTCTTGTTTTTGGTTTTGTAATTCAAATAATGCAGCTTCAGCTTTTTTAAATACTTCTTCTTCAGCTGTTAACTCTCCAGTCTCTTCATCAAAACATCCATAATAGTTAAATAATGCTTCTTCTATTTCTTTTGGTAATTCATATATATTTGACATAACTTGTTTATTAGGTTTTAAAATATGTGGGTACAAATTGTACCCCTATTCAGTTATAAAAGGTTCTTCTGAGTTTAAATATGCAACCCAATCTATTTTCTTATCATTATCTTTAAGTAATGATTCATCAAATTCTTTCGGTGGAGTTGGCGTTATAGAATACTCAGTCTCTAACCCTTTTCATGTTCTTGATATTTTAATATCATATGATAATGGATCTCAATAATCCTCATCTTTTATATATCACATTATAGATTGTTTTAATCCCTTTTGACTAATATTACAAATCTGTACTTGTCATAAGTTATAATTCCAAACTTTAAATGCCCATTTCTCTTGTTGCTTTCTTCCATTTTCTATTCAAGGAGTAGAATCAAAAGGCTTCTTACTTCTTATTGGTTTTCCATTTTCTCACTGGCTTTTATCAAAGTATTCATAAAATACAATACAATCATTATCCATGCCACTTGGTAGTATTCTAAATTTAACAGTTTCTCCATCCTCAAATTTTGTATAGTTGCTAGGTGTTGCAGGTATTTCATAGTCCTGTGGTAAAAAATTATCCATAATCCAAAATTAAAAATTAAATGTATCTTTTTTTAAAGTAGATAAAAACTTTTCATATTCCTGTAGAATATCTTGGTATCTATGCGATTGATCTATAAGCTGATCCATCATTTCTTCTGACATAGGCTTTTCCAACGCAATATTTATTATAGATATTTTAATTTTAAGGTAAACCTGAAATCATTTATTCATTGTATCTAAAATTAAAATATATTAAGTCGATAAGAATAGAGTTTAAATATGTTATTTAGTTTCTATATATCAACTAACCACATTATATTTATTTTTAATCATTTGTAAAATGTTTTTTACTTATTATTAAAATTTTAGATAATCAATAAAAGACTATTGTTGGCTAATATAAGACGAGTCCACCGCTGGTGGTTTCCCTATACTTATCAAGTCTTGATTCATCCTTTCAATACTCTTTAAAAGTACATCATGTCTTCTTCAAGATATTTTAGATAATTCAACACTTGAAATTGTTTTTACCTCTATATTATCTGTATTTAATAACTCATTCATAATTTTAAATAGATTAAAACCCCTCTTGTGGTCTAGTACAAAAGGGGTAATACATAAGTATTTTACTTAATCAAATCCTAGACCACATTTAACTAAGTGTAAACATTATATCACTTTTTATATAAATTGCAAATTATATTTCTTTTATTTTTACTATAACCCTTTTACTTTTGCTATCATATTTATTTAGAATCATTCTCATAATCCTTGAGTCATCGAATCATTCTATATTTTTTCATAATACATCTGAAACAGCTTTTACATAGTTTTCAAGATCAACCTTTTTTATCTTTCATTTTGACGTATAACATGGTAAACATACATCATATTGAACCTCTAGCCAATTATTTCATTTGATTGTATACCTTTTATCCATTTGTATAAACTGAAGCCATACAGACCTTTCAAAGTCCTTGTATGCTTCTGTTTTTATTCTTCCCTTATTAGAGTTCTTATATAAAGCATTTACAGATGGAGGAAGCGGTAATATAATATTTATTTCATTTTCTATCATAAATTATTTTTTTTTAATTAATATATTCTATATCTTCTTGATTAAAATTTTCTCATTGTATATGTTGTAAATCGCTTCAGTTAAATATTGGTTCTAATCCTGTGTCTATCTCTAATCAGTGTTTTCAAAATCAGTGGAAGTTTTTAATAATCATGATTTTAAGTTATATTTTAAATATACTTTAGACGCTTTTGATTTATAATATCATGGGTCTACTATTCTCATAATCTTCTCTCTCATCCATCTTCTTTTTTCATATATTTTACTTCTTTGTTTAGGTGCTCAAATATTCCTAGCTAATGTTCTTTTGTTTATTCTTTGTAGGTTACGACAATCTCTGCAAGTTTTTTCTTTTGTTTTTGAGGTTATCTGGAAATATTCATAAGTATATGGCTTAATATTCAAACAGTAATTACATCTCAACTTTGTTTTATTATCAAACCACTCTAATCTATCAAACTTACTTACCGTGTTTCTTATATCCTCAATAGATATATATTTTTTAAAAGACTTTTGTATTTCATTTGTAGACATTCATTTAGCATATCTTTCTCTTATCCATCTTTTATCCCTGCAATATAACATCTTTCGCTTTTTTAATAGCTATGTTTTGTCTCCTTTCTACTTCTTGGTTTATAAAAAGATTTGCTACCTCATTACAATTAGTTTGAATTGGTATCTTGTATAAATCCAATAAGCGTATGTTTGTCATTGTTAGTGTTTCCATTATTTTCATTCTAATATAACTAAATTACCATTTGGGAACATATATTGCCTTTCTCATTCAAGAATTCTTTTAACTTCACTAATTGCAAAATCTAAATCTTGTAGTTCTTGTAAAGCAAACCAGAATACCTGGTGATTAAATGGGAACCAACTACTCATTTGTTTTTCTTCATGTCATATTTTCTTTATAGTTTTGCATTTGTAACTAAGTATGGAAAATTCTCAATCAACTATTTTAAATAATCATAAATCTAAAATCTTTTTTATTCTTTCTTTATCTCACTTTAACTTTAAGAATTGTAAAATTCACACAGGAGTTATATTTTCATAATCTAAATTTGGATACATATTTTTTAATTAGGAATTAAATTATATCTAGCTAATCTTTTAGCCTTTTCTTTTTCATATTCATTTGATACAGTTTGAGTGTTATGTTTTTCATTATCTTTCTTAATCCATTTTCTCATTGCTAAATTATGGTCTTTATATTTATATCACTTTAATTGTATTCACTCATCTAGTATTTGAATATATTTATTAAATAAGTCTTCTCAGTAGTCTTCTATTAATTTATTTTTTTGAGCGAGCGTCAAGAGTACATTTTTGTACTCGCCGTATTTATTCTTCTTATCATTCTTTTTATTATTATCATTATTGTTTGTGGTTACTTGTTGGTTATCTGTTGGTTGTTTGTTGGTTACTTGTTGGTTAGTTTGTTGGTTATCTTGCTGGTACTTATTATAGTTTGTTATCTCTATTAAGCTATACTTGTTGGTTGTTTTGATGGTTATTTCGCTGGTTGATTTTAGCTTGTTTAGTGAAGTTCTTATCTGTTGTGGTGTTAACTTAAGTTCTTTTGATAGTATTTCTCTTCATGTAATTAGCTGTCATCTTTCAACTTTATTTCACAACCAATATCAAGTTTTATGATTAGCTTTAATTAATAAATGTAAGAATAATCTCATTGTATTTCAATCTTGGTACCATTGCCATTCGACCATTTGTCTATATAGCTTTACGTATCATTCCATAATTTTTATATTAAAAAAATTGTTTCAAAGCAGGGCGGGTTTAGGTATAGTCACCCTGCTCTAAAACAATTTTTCAAATCCTAAACCTCTTTAAGACTATACCTATAAATAGTATATCATAAAGTGTTTAGTTTCCAAAACTTTTTACTAAAATTCTCTTAGTTTTTCATAATTTTTTATGCGAATTCGCCTTATTATTGCAACCTTATTAGGTGTGTACTTTTTTCTCATTTCCATCATAATTTAGTAAAATTGGACCTGCATTATAATTAATTTATTTATTTGTCAAATAAAAAGAGCAAATTAATGCTCTTAAAAGTATCACACTAGATAGTACATACACATAGCAAGTAATGCTAGGAATGTAATATGCTCTATTATTTCCCTCATTGTACACCTCCTTTTTGGTAGTAAAAATTAACTATACGTAACCAATCCCCAGTATCATCCCCTCAAGTCCATCTATCTGCCATAGCATAAGTAGGAAAACCCCCATACCATTTAGTCCATATCTTTTTAAATGCTTCATGACTTTCTAATCTTGTATTGAATTTACACATATACATTTTTGGTACTCAAGGACAAGGTGCAGTATTACCATGTTTTATTCAATGTCAATTATTATGTGTAACTCCATATCATTTAGTATAATGAGCTGTTTCAGCCATACTAACCGCATAACTAAGTCTATCTATATCAAATGGTAATTCTTTAATTACTTCTTTATCAAAAGCTTCTCTCATTTCTTTATCTCCTTCTTCTGTAGGAAAAATACTACTGTTAACATCTTCCTCTTTACTGTTTACACTATCATCTAATAACTCTATTAATTCATCTATATCTTCTTGTGTTGTTTCTTCTTGTTCTATAACTTCTTCCATCCTTTCTACAAATATATCCGTATTTGACGTATAATTCGCTTCTGACGCTATTGATTGTGAAATTAGGAGCATACATAGGTAAATGAATGTAGAAACACTTAAAAACGTACCCCATGTAACTTTATATAAACTTGTCTTACGGTTTGTAAGATTTATAGCACCTTCTCTCATAAGTCTATCAAACTCATATTGAGATATTCTTCCTTTTCTTCCTATTGTAACTGGTATTTTTTGTTTGTTCATAATCTTTTGATTATAAAAATAAAGTATCAATCTTTCGACTGTACTTTAAGTATAACATTTATTTTTATTTTTTGTCAAATTCTGAACAACTTTTTGACTTAGTTTTTTCATGCTCTTGTTCTTTTAGGCATAAATAAGCCAATAACTCATCATGATTATTTGGATATTTTTCTAGTAATTTATCTAGTTTATCCATTATGCATCGTATTTAGCAATTAGAGTATTGATTTGTTCTTTAGTCATTTCTCCATTGTAGAGTTTTTCTAAAGCTCTTGTAATTACTGCAACCGCTTCTTCTCTTGTGATATTAAGTTCAGGGTTTTCTCCGTTCCATAAACCGAGTTCATATCATGCCTTTGCAATAGGTATATTAATATTATCCATAATTTCTTGCTTATAATTTATAATAGGTTCAGGTTTATCTATCAAACTATATTTACTACTAAATAATAATCATACATCTCTATAAGGCAAATACATTTTACCTCAATCGTATCTTTCATCACCGTAACTATTCTTTATAACAAAGCATCATCCTTCATAATTATCATCATATCATATAATAACTACTGCATGAGCTGACCCTTTATCTCAACCTAGTACATAAGGATCATTATATCATTTACTCCAATCTATTTGATTGCTTCAAACTACAACTGGTCTTTTATTATATATACTATCTTTTATTTCTTGTTCTGTTTTAACTATTGCATATCATTCTAAATATCATAATTCTGCTGCTGCTTTTGGTCAATCTGATACATAAGCTCATACATCAGGATTCATAGTTCATTCTTCAACCATATATAATCAAAGGTCTTTTCATAAAATTCTATCTTCACTTCATTCTTGAAAGTTCTCTTCATTACTTCAATGACTGGTACTATAAGCTACACAAAAGTTTCTTGTAATACTTTCTAATCATTGATTTTGATATTCTACATTATCGAGAATAACTTTTTCTGGAAGTTCAGCTCCCATTTTAAAGACGTTAGAATATTTATAATCTCTCTCGTCTATCCTATTTTTACAAGCGTTTGGTATGTTCATAATTATTTAGTTATTTTATATCATGCTTGTTCAAGCCTATAAGCAAGTTCTGCTGGTTCTACAAATACCGCTGATACTCCACATAGTATACTTGCTTGTTGTAAAGCTTCTGTGCATATCTCACTACAGAACCGAGTATCATTGCCTTTTAAATTAAAGTTCAACATTTGAGCAAAAAATATTCAATACCAATTATACGGTTTTCAAATTCTTTCCATACAAAACCCAAGAACATCTTTATATTCTTCTTGTTCTAATTTAATAGTAATGAAATCCCAGTTCTCATTTTTA